TAAGTATAGCATACAGCTATGAATTTTTCTATTGCGTTCCCCTGACTTCGGAATAGTGGCGGGGCTGGCTGTCTTTGTTTTGCTTTGTGCTTCTCTACCGTACATGAGCATTCGAGACGGGCATGAAATTCCATCAGTCCGCAAGGGAGATGCAGCAGGTCAAGGATTACTGCAGCCAACTCTGTCGGGAGTACGGTTTGTCCGTCACGGAGTCCAAGGCTGACCCGTTCCGCATCCCGACATGGAAGAGACGGCTGACAGATCATATCAAAGAGACTATGGAACAGAGCCGCACGCAGCAGGAGTTTGTTGCGTATATGAATGCCTATGGCTACGATGTGAAATGGGAGCCGCATCAGAAATACATCACCTACACCACGCCGGAGAACATCCGCTGCCGGGACAGCAAGCTGTTCGACCAGACGCTGAAGCGCGAGAATATGGAGCTGTACTTCCAACTGGGCGGCGCGGATTATCTGCAAGCCTGCCGGGAAATTGCCTGTGACCACCGCGAGCCGACACCCACGCTGGAGGATGCCGTCTGCGGCATGGCCGGTACAGTGGCAGCCATCTGCGCCCTCTGTGAGGACGAGGACAGCGAGGTCAGTGATCTTGCCCGTGAGCTGTACTACAGCAGCCTCTTGCTGCAGGAGCTGGTGGAGTGGTATCAGTCCCGCCGTCAGGAACGGGAAAATTACGAGGAAGAATATGAGCAGTATCACGGTTTCGACATGACCATAATGTAAGGAGGAGCGAATGAACGAGTGTACCTATAAGAATTACGACGAGCTGCCCCTGATGCTGAACGTCGTGCAGGTGGCGGCGGTGCTGGGCATCTCCCGCGCCGGAGCGTATGAATTGGTTCACAGTGAGGGCTTCCCGGCGCTGAAGATCGGCAGCCGCATCGTGGTGCCGAAGGACAAACTGCGGGAGTGGATAGACGCCAACACAACACAAAAATGACCACGCTGTAACCAAAGAATACCCCCGCTGCGGAATTGATAATTTTCTCTTAACTCTGCCCATCTCCGATAGCTATTAAGGTCGGCTTGTGGTATGTGTGTTGGCTGCCAAAGCTCAAGCAGGCCATTGCGGAAGCTGAGAAGCTGGACATGAGCCGCGCAAAATCCTACACGCTGGGCGCGTGGATCAAGCTGTGGTACGAGGTCTACGCCGAGCCGCGCCTGCGGGAGAAAACCAAGGACTACTACCTCAACTACATTGACAACCACATCGTTCCGGAGCTGGGTGACACGCCGCTGGAAAAGCGGGAGATGAAAATACTGCCGGAGGACAAGATCGGCCCGTATTTAGCCGAAGCAGAACGGCGCGGACTGCTGGCGGCCTTCTATCTGGAGCTGACCACCGGCCTGCGGAGAGGGGAGCTGCTGGCTCTCCAATGGACGGACTTGGACGTGGAGAACATGACCATCTCCGTCAGCAAGCAGGTAAACCGTATCAACGGTGAGCTGGTGGTCAGCCAGCCCAAGACGCCTAACTCCATCCGCCCCTCTCCGGTGCTTTCCTGTTCTCTCGGCTTTTGGGTCAGCGTTTGGGTCAAGCGAAAAACGCAAAAATACCGCGTCTCTATTTGAAGACATAAACAGAAAAAATTCCTGATTTCGCAAGAAATCAGGAATTTTTTGGTGGAGACTGCTGGACTCGAACCAGTGACCTCCTGCGTGTGAAATATGGACAACGGAATTTTACAACGTTTGTGTGTGTTTTTCACGGCGTTTTGATAATGTTTCATGGAAAACAAAAACATAAATCCGCGTTAAGCTGCGTTAGGCTTTTTCGGTTACTTACAAATTACTTGCAGATTCAACGGCGGAGATGAGCTTTTCCGCGTCTGCATGGATGTAAATATCCGCCGTTGTGGAGAAGCTTGCGTGACCAATGATTTTCTGCAAAATCTCTTGCTGGATGCCTGCATTTCTTGCCCACGTTGCGTAAGTGTGGCGCGTGGCGTGGGGCGTGTGCTTTGGGATACCGAGCTTTTCCAGCAGGGGGTAAAAATCACGGGTGCGGTAATTGGCGGGGATGCGCTGCCCATCGTAGCCGGAAATGAGCAGGTCGCCGGTGGCGCGGGAGGCGAAGTATGCAAAATACTTCCTACCCTCCGGGCGGATGGGAATAACGCGGTCTTTACCGGCCTTTGTCTTTTCTCCGCCGATAACATATGTCTCGTGGTAATCCGCCAGCGGCAGGGAAAACAATTCGCCGATGCGCATACCGGTGTAAATCAGCATGAGGGCGATTTTGGCGGCGTCTGAGCCGTCTTTTTCCAATAGCGCGATCTCGTCATCTGTAAAGATGGCTTTTTCTTTTTTGACCTGCTGGGGCAGCTTGACATATTTGGCAAAGTCGGTGGTGGCGATCTCCTCACGGACAGCCCAGCGGGCCATCTGGGTCATGAGCTGCTTGTATTTGGACAGCGTGGAGTTGGACTTTGCCATGTTGCTGTCGATGATGGCTTGAAAGTCCTTTGTGCGCAGGTCACGGAATTTCTTATTGTGCAGCGGCGCACATACGGCGTAGGCTCTGTCATAGGATTCTACGCCCTTCTCCCCTATCTCCCGATAGTGTTCGGCTTTCCATTCGGTGAACACTTCGGAAAAGGTCATATTGAACTTTTCCTCCAGCGGACGGCCTGCCAGCCGATCCAGTGCGGCCAGCGCGTCCGTCTTCCGCTCGTAGTACCCGATATACACGCCGTCTTTTGCGGCGACCCAAGGCCGAGACCGCCGCCCACCCAGCTTATACACCGTGCCGGACCCGTTAGGGCGTTTCAGCGCCTTGCGGGAGGCCGTGACCTGCTTTTTCCCGCAGATATGGCAATAAACGGCATTCGGGACCAGTTGGACGCCGCATTTAATACAAGTAGGCATGGGGCCACCTCACAAAAACAAACCAGTAATCTTGTAAAAAACGTCTATTGAAACCAGAAATCTTGAGATGTAAAATGTTCACACAAATTAGAACATATGTTTTATTCGCCTGGAAGCGGCGCATTTTTCTTGCTGTACTGCAAGGCCACAATTAAAACGGATGCAAGGATGCCAATGCCGACGGCGAGGAGAATGATAACGGCCCACGCAAAAACACCGGCTTCTCCGCCGTGTATAAGGCCCGCCCCAGGCACGGTGTAGTCAAAGGCAACGTAACCGGCCACGACGGCCATAAGAACGGCACACAGCAGCGTAAGGCCGTACAGAGCGAACTTTGTATGTTTCTCCTTCCGGCGCTGGAGGTCGATAGTAGAGACCATCTGCTCCATGCTGCCCTCCAGATGGGCGATCTTCAATTCGTTTTCGTGGTCATGCTGCATCTGGTGCAGCTTCTCTTCCGGTGACAGCACTTCGATTATGCCGAAATATCTGTCCAGAGAAACGCCCAGCGCCGCGCAAATCGCACCGGCGTTGTAGACGTTTGGCGCTTTAGATTTGGCGGCGAAAAAATTGCCAATAGTAGAAATCGGGATGCCGGTTTTGTCAGACAGGTCTTGAATGGTCATGTTTTGTCGATTGCGGGATTCTCTGCACAGTTCCTTCAACGAATCTTCCATGTCCTCCCCTTTTCTCCTTACGGGCGGTCGATCCCCGAATGTCGGTTTGTCGGAAAACGTCGAGTTTTCGGTTAATCCCTTTCGGGCGTTGACCTACCCATCTTATTCCTGCTACGTTGGACGCGCAGCAGGTGCGCGTGATGGTTGGTGTGTCTGCTGTAAGCCCCCGTCGCCGTTGCGGAGGCGGCGGGGGCGCTTTGACCGGGAAGTTTCATTTTTTTATCTCTGATTGCTCAAGTTTTCCTCTTTTTTTCAAGATAGAAAACCCAATCGTTTTTAATAGCCAATACTTGGCTATTCCCCATACAATAGAGACTAAAATCAAACATACGGTATCGATTTCTTGATTAGAGTTAAAGCCTGACGTGAATATAGAAAACGCGGAATACACGGCAAAAACAATGCAAAGCTTTTTATACCATGAACCAGACGTTGGTTTCTTAACGACCGCTGCGATTATCCACGGGATAGCTTCGAGCACAATGAACGGCAATAACCCCGCAAGTATCACTAAAAGCCCGACTTCACCCCCTTTCAGACAACATTATACAAACTGCACGGAATGTAAACAAGTTGAGAAAATAAATTTGGATATATAGCCAAATGCGGAGCAAAAAACTATACAATTTGACAAAGGAGAGGAAAAGAAAATGGACAAGACATACACACGGGAAAGCTATTTGGCGGAAATGGAAGCAGCAAAAGACCTGCCGGAGTGTGAAAGATTTCATGCATACGCGAAAATCAACGATGCATTAAACCGGCAACTGTTCCCCGACTGGGACGCGCAAAAAGCGCGTATGGTCAAGATTGAGGATCTTCCTGTTGAGGGATGCGAGTTGACTTACGGTGAGCTATGTCGAAAACAACATATTGATTGGCGTACAGGGGCACCAATCCATGACGGAGAGAATCTGGACTAACGCAGAACACAGACGCGATCCGCAAAAGTTCCTTGTCTGTTGGCTGCTCAATGCCAAAGATCATCATGTCTGCTTTGGTAATGTCACAACCGGCAATATCAGCTAAAACCGCAGGCGGTACATCGTATTGCGCCGCCAAGATAGAAATGGGGTCTGGTGTCCGGATCATTTTTGTGGTTCTATCTACATAATCGCGCTTGCTTTCGGAAACGGAAGCAGGCGCTTTTTCATTCCCAGCGAGTTCATCAACAGTTACTTCGAGTGCTACAGCAACGGCATAAAGGCGGTCATACGGTGGCCAATTTTTTGCGGTTTCCCATCCGGCAATTACACCGTTTCCAAACCCCAGTTTTTTTTCAAGCGCGGCTAAAGTCGTTCCTTTCTCTTTGCACAAAGCGCGAATGTTGTTTACGGGAAAAGGCATAGAAAAAACCTCCTAAAAATAGAAAATATCCTATTGACAATTAGGAAAACGCCTATTATAATTAGACGCATGGAGGGCGCAAAGACGAAGCGCCCCCTGCAAAACAGGCGGTTAGCAATAGTCTAAATTAGTGGTGGTACATCTATTTTAGACTATTTCCTAACCGCTGTCAAGAATAAAGGCATTGGGAGGAGGATTTCTTTGGTTTACGAAAATATCAAACGGTTGTGCGAGGAGCGGCACACCAGCATTTTTGCCGTGGAAAAGGCCTGCTGCATCGGCAACGGTACGCTGGGCGGCTATGCGGACGGTGTGCGGCTCCCCAGCGCAAAGACGTTGAAAAAGCTGTCCGAGTTCTTCGGCGTGAGCGTTGATGACTTACTGAAGGAGAACAAATGAGCAGGATGCAGGATACCGGCAACCGCATAAAGGCTGCGCGGGAGGCAAAAGGGTTCTCGCAAGAAGAACTTGGACGAGCTTGCGGTGTCACAAAGCAAACCATCTATAAGTACGAGAAAGGCATTGTTACAAATATTTCCCTTGGGGTGCTGGAGGCACTTGCCGGTGCGCTTTGTGTTTCTCCCATATATCTTGCGGGTTGGGAGGACGAGCAGGAAGCCCAGAGGTGACGGAGGCGCGAAATGGAAATAAAAGACGTTATAAAAACAAGGAGGAGAAAGAAATGAGCAGAGACGAGTACAGGGCGCTGGAAAGCGTTTTCCTGGCACGGACGGACGCACTGTGCGAGAACAAAAGCCCGCTGGAGTGCGATTGCCCCTCCTGCCCCTGCAAAAAGCTGTGCGACACGCTGTGCGCGGCGGTGGACGGAGGTGCGCTGAAATGAGCAGGATCGCAACGCTGACGCCGCAGGACGCGGCGCAGTACCTGCGGGATCGCGGGTTGAGCATATCGCCGGATACGCTGCGGCAGGGCATCAAGCAGGGGGTGTATCCCTTCGGGATCGTGATCGAGATGGAGCGAAGCCCTGTGTTCCAGATCTTCAAGAAGCAGCTGGACGCATGGATCGCGGAAAGGACGGTGGAGGAATGAGCGCGTTTGCATGGGCGCTGGCGTTTATCGGCGCGGCGTGGCTGAGCTGGGCCATCGGCAAGGGCGTGGAGGCGTTGGGACGATGAGAGAGCGGAACAGGCGGGCGCGGGAGTATTCCCAGCGCTGCTGGGAGCGGCGGTGGAATAGGCGGCTCTGGATCCTCAACGCTTTGATGATCCTGCTGATCATCGGTATCCTCTTCTGGGCGCTGACGCTGCCGGAGGCACAGGAACCGGAGGACGTCCCCCCTCCCTTGCCCGCTGCGGTGCAGGCGGCGGTGCTGTCCGCCGCAAAGCCGCCGGAGAATCTGCTGGTCTGCGACATCACCGGATACTGCGCGTGCTGCACACCTTATGCGGACATCAACCGCAACGAGGCAGGGCAGGTGTTGACGGCCTCCGGACGGTGGGTGACCATCGGCGAGGCGGTGGCAGTTGACCCGAACATTATCCCGCTGGGCAGCACCGTGACCATCGGAGGCAAGGAGTACATAGCCGCCGACACCGGCGTAAAGGGCTTTGTGGTGGACGTGCTGATGACCCACGAGGAGGCGCACCGCGCCGGTGTGAGCTGGGAGCTGGTGAGATGGGAATGACCAACTGCCCCATCGAATGCTCCAATAGACGGGTAGGTTGCCGCACCGGCTGTCCGGTTTGGGAGCAGCACGAGGCGGAGAAAGCCATCTCCTACGCGGAGCGGGTCAAGAACAACGAGTTCAAGGAGTACAAGGGGCGCGTGATGCGCAAGGTTTACAAGCGCATACAACAGGGCGCGAAGGGAGGACGGAAATGAAGGTTTACAAGGCAACTGACAAGGATATGAAGTGCCGTGGTTTTCAGTATGAGCTTGGTAAAACGGCAGAAGTGGATGGAGACGATAAACTCTGTAAAAGAGGTCTCCACGCCTGTGAAATGCCGCTTGATGTGCTGGGTTACTACGTGCCAGGAGATGGCTCCCGGTATTTCGAGGCGGAGCTGGAGGATGTCAGCGACGAGATGCACAGTGACGACACGAAGCGCGTTGGCAAGAAACTAACATTGAGCGCAGAGATCGGCATTCCGGGGTTGGTCAAGGCGCAGGTGGAGTACGTTAAAGCGCAGTGTGACTTTGACAATGCCATCAAAAAGGCAAACAGCGAAAAGAAGAACCACGCCACCGGCGAGAGTGGCGCAGCATCCGCCACCGGCGAGAGTGGCGCAGCATCCGCCACCGGCGAGAGTGGCGCAGCATCCGCCACCGGCTGGAGGGGCGCAGCATCCGCCACCGGCTGGAGGGGCGCAGCATCCGCC